ATCTCATTTGGATTCTATTTCTATAAATCCTAAAGCTCATCCTGGTTATTTTACTAAAATGTTTTTTGGTGACAATAGATCTGAAACGATCCCTTATTCACTTAAGGTTGCTCGTCAGATTTTTACTCATCTGAAATCATTCCGGTTTAAGTGGCACGGTTTGTGGACTTTAGGTGGTAGAAGTAAAGATATAAAACTCACGGAGGAATATACTGAAGAAATTGGTACAAGAGCGGTCTGGATACCAGAAGAACCACTGGTACTTTTATCACTCGTTGTGGTGCAACCCTTCACTTTACTATTGACGAGGTTAACTCGTCATTGTTTATTTGTTGGTAAAAACTTTTCTATAAAAGAAAATCAATGGTTTTCACGCCTCGCTTCGATATACCCCTTTTCAATGCGCTGTGATTGGAAACTTTTTGACGCTCATGTAGATAAAGAATTAATTTTGGCAGCAATGAGTATAATAAGATCATGCTATCCTCAAGATCGTTTTCATACAAGATATTTTTCTTTCTTGACTGATACGATCATTGATAAGAAACTGGTAGTACCGCCAGGTTTTATATATAAAATTACTAAGGGAATGCCCTCTGGTCATCCTCTAGTAACACTGGTTAACACTTTAATTAATTACATAGTATGGATAAAACTTTTACAAAAAGTATATGGTAAAGGGAAAGTCGCTGAGAATTGTTATGCTCTTTTCTCAGGTGATGATACACGTTTATTTTTGAAGTGGCACCCTAACCTTCTCAAAATTGATGAAATAATAAAAGAGGGAACACATTTAGAAGCTGATCAAATAGTTGATAGCTTAGAACCGGCTAAATCATTATATAAAGATGAACCGAATACGCGTTTTTTGAAAAGATATGTAAACCGACAAGGCATTGTATCATGGCATTCTTCCTCGATGATACGAAAGCTTTTATATACTGACAAAAATTTATCGTCAGTTTTAACTACTAAAAGATGGGTTTGTAGTTTATTATATGCAGCGCCTGGTAATAATAAATTAAACGAATTATTATGTAATTATGTATTCCATTTACATGATAAGGAGAACTACCATTCTGTTAACATTTCGCAAAAGAATAAAGATAATTATAAGGATT